TTATAAGCCAACATTTGGTCTGGAAACTCAGCATGTATAGCATCGGCGAATTTCTTAGCCTGTGCAATATCAGGTGTACTAGTTTCGAACCATAAGAGATCAGCGTAAGGGGCATAAGCAAGACCTCTCCTAATACATGCATCAAGCCCATTTTTAAACTTGTAAAAACCTTCTTCAGTGCGTTCATCGATAATAAAATCCTTGTCCAATGGATCGTGATTGCTAGTGATAAGTGTTGCCGATTCTGCATCTGTACGTGCTAGAATAACTGTGTCAACTCCTGCCACATCTGCGGCTAACCTTGCAGCCTGTAAGTTACGAATAGCTTGGCTAGTTGGGATTAGAACCTTGCCGCCTAAGTGCCCACATTTCTTTTCGCTAGATAGTTGATCTTCAAAATGTACTGCGGCTGCGCCTGCTTCGATCATCGCTGACATTAGTTCGTATGCGTTTAGTGCTCCGCCGAATCCCGCTTCAGCATCTGCTACGATTGGTAGAAAGTAATCTGTTTCTACTTTACCTTCTGAATATTCAATCTGATCAGCACGACGGAATGCATTGTTAATCTGTTTAACAATCGTTGGTACTGAATTTACTGGGTATAGACTTTGGTCTGGGTATACTTGATTAGCTGTATTAGCAGCAGCAGCCACTTGCCAACCTGATAGATAAATCGCTTTTAGTCCTGCTTTGGCATGTTGAACAGCCTGTTGGCCGCTGTATGCTCCTAGCGTTGCGACATAGGGTTCTGTCGCTAATAGCTCACGTAGTTTTGTGGCACCACGTTTAGCTAGTGTATGCTCTATTTGCACAGAGCCTTGTAGTTTACGGACTGTGTCTTGTGTGTAGTTACGCTTCTTCATTCATATCTCCTTAAAAGCCTAGTATTTATGGCTCTGCACAAGAGAATGATGCTCACTTTAGGAACGGTCCTCGGGCACGACTCCTACTCCGTTCCAGCCCAGCAGCCGGGCCACCCTGTAACGCATAACGTCCTAAGGTAGGGTGTTCTTACTCTTCTCGTTGTAGTTCAAACGTGAAGTCGTCTAAGTTAATATTTGGATGTCTTGCTAGAAGTTTTTGTTGTGCATCATCTCTGCTTTCTGCAGGGATACGTGCTGTACGTCCTGTTTGAGTATGTGTGACTAACCAGGTACCTTCACCATCGTTAGAGTCGCCTTCTTCTTTGTCGGCTTTAGGAGCTTCGCTGGCGTATGATAATGGGAATCTGCGTTTAATATCAGCAACACTCTGTGCAATATCATACCCACCTGATACTATACCTGTGCTGTTAGATTTGATTTCTTCGCCTTTCTGTTCAATAGCTGCAACGATGCGTTTCATCAACCCAGGAAATAGTTCAGAGAATCTTTCATCACTGCGCACAGTCTGGTTACCGTTGTTCAACTGGTTAGTTGGGGCATGCATCTGCCACTTACCGTTGACATCGTCTGCGTTTTGTTTGTCAAAGATACTAACGATAGGGCCGTCATCGGCGTAACGATTAAACCATTGAAGTCCCGAGCTAGATCCTGTACAGAAACTTGCTTGGTATCCGTGTTCGTTGTTGAATGTATAACATGAACCATAGTTCATAGGAACAGTTACTAGGAAACGATCATCGTCGATCAGTGTGATTTCTTTCTTTTCGCGCTTGTGTTTTTCAATGACTTCTGCGTCTTTGATTCTACGTAGTTCGTTTTGATAATCGCGATCACGAACGATGTTCTGTATCTGTCTTAGGCTTTTGAATCTGTTAAAATCTTGATCTTTTTCTTTTAGTCTACCGCGTATACTTAGAGCTTTCCATGCACCTAGTGCATCTCCACCTTCACCGTTGACGTCTTCATAATCTAGTTGTCCGTTTACATATAAACGAGTTAACCATTCATCAAACTTGCCGTCGGCAGAAACATCGCCGTAGTCTGTGGCTCTTAGGCTCTGGTCTAATAGATCGCTCCATAGCTTTACGATCTGTTCGTCTGTAGGCTTAGGTCCTAGCTTGCCTATTAGATGTTTTGGAATAGTGTGATCGTGTCGCATAGCGATACCGATCATCTTGATCATCTTGGGATCTTTGATCTTGGCAGCAACATTGGCTTCGAATATTTGTTTTAGTTTCATCCTGAAATCAAACTCCTCTTAAAGAATGCCAATATCGTTCCTATCTTGCTAGTATCACCAGATGAAATATCTTTTAATAGTTTCTGTGGTCCTTCTGGAAACTGTGAACTGTAACTACCACTGCCGTATCTGCTGCGTGTGATTTCGCCAGTTTCATCTGGATAGTAATGTGATGCGGCCATTAGTACTGCTGAGTTTATGGCAGTGTTTAAGAATCCAGGAGTATCTCCTCCGACTTCTAGAGCATCGATTCCATTCTGTAATCGTTGTATGTGTTCTAGTTTATGTTTGGCTTTTTCAAAAGCATCATTCTTGATTTGATTGGCTACGTGTCCTTTGACATCGGCTATGGCGGCGTTCATTGCTTTAACCCATAGTGGTCGAAACTTTGTCAAAAGTTTTTCTTGATTCATTTCTGTAGGCGAGCTTGTGCCACGTAGCTCTTGACGTTTGCGTTGTACGTCTTTGACTTTGCCTTGCTCTTTACCTGTAAAGAACTTATAACTCTTAGGATTACCGATCTGTCCTTTTAGGAAATCTAATATGTTTCCGCCACGATCATCTGTTTTTGTTGCTGGTTCGCCGCCTGCACTAGCTACTGCTGTATATGAACGACCATCATACTTGATAGCACCCGTGCCTGTGGCTCCTTTGATCAATACCCATGTGCCTTTGTAGTTAGATTTAAGATCATTCCAAAGGATCTTAGGTATTGGTTGATATTGTTGGTCGTGTGATAGACCCATCTTGGTGTGAAGATACTGCACAGTCTGTTGTGCGCCTGGATGCCCTTTGACCATGTCTAATGTGCTACTAGCTTCTACTAGAGTAGATTCACATAGTCGAGCAAATAGTTGACAGCTTTCTAATCTCATCTTGTATTTATCGGTTAGGTAGTCTAGGACGATCATGTCCTAGAGCTCTGGGGTTTTCTACTGGGTGTACACTATCCTGTTCAGGCCAGCTATAGATATAATCACCAAACTCATCTCGTACTAATAGCCAGCGTATTCCGCCTGCAGAGTACTGATGTATCTGTGCTTGATATCCTGGGATAGTTGTATCAAAATCTATATCGCCTGTACCTACATCTTCGCCATTTTCGCGAGCCCAGTTTCCTACAGCATTTACTTCTTGTCTAGTATTAGGTCCTTGTCCGTTAAGATTACCAATCATCCAAATATCATTTGTTTCTGTGCGAGTAAACGATCTAAACAGATGTCTGCCTAGTGTACGGATAGCACGTTGCATATTGCCTGGAAGATTAGCCACTTGATGGAACTCGGGATTTTGTATACCTGCTGCTGCTAGATTGGTTCCAGCGACTGCAGGCAAGTTACGAGTGTTAACATCAACCGCTGGTAAGTTTTGTTGATCAGGTTCAGGATATCCTGGATCATCTGGATCTGCATCTATGTCTCGCATACGACCAAGCAGGTCTCGCATACGTTGATTAGGTTCTATGTTTCTTGTAGCTCTATGTGTATCAGACTGACTGGCTCTGCGCTGTTGCGGAGCATCACCTCGGGGTTCATCACGGGGTTCATCTCTACGCTCTGGTTCAGGAGCCGAAGGTAGATTATCTGCTTTGGGAGAGAAGAGATCGTCAAAACCGGACCAATCAATATCCTTATCTTTGAGATCTTGTTTTTTCTTTTTGTCCGCTTCGAGCAGATAATCACGAAAGGTTTTCATTAATCGGCTTTCCCGCACTTGGCACGTTTAGCATTTGTTAATGCTCCAAAATCTACTGGCCATTCTTGACCTGGTTGTAGCTCTTTAGCATTGGCAGGATATTTAAATGTTATTCCTGCTTGTTTTTGTATATCAGCTACGGGCATACGGAACTTGGTCAAGTCATTGCCTAGATTGCCATAAGGTTTATTGTGTGGGAATGCCCAGCCTGCTATGGCACCTGTTTGTTGATCGATAACGATCTTATAATATCCATGCGGAACGATGACTCCATTTCCGATAAATGGATCACCAGCGCCATAGAATGCCCCCACGTATATGGTAAAAGGACGATTCTGCTGTACCGCCCACCCACGGACTGATGTTTCCAGTAGTTTCCAAATTCCACGATTTAAACTTCCGTGCTGTGGATACATATTGGTCATCAAAAAACTCTCATACTCCACGATCTGTGACCAACTTAAGTCACCATCGGGAGCGGCATGTCCTTTGTCGTAGCCTGTGCCTGCGTAGTCATTAGGAGTTGGTCCTCCTGGAACTGACTGGTCCGCAACGAATGCGTTCGTACGTGGAAAGCATCCTAAGGCATTTTGTGGAAGTAGTGTGTAGGCCACGTAAGCAGGTATCTTTACAGGAGCATCATATGCTACTAGATATGCTTCTCTGCAGATAGGCTGTGCCGGTCTGCTTGATTGTGCCCATCCCCATGGGCTATGTACTTTGCAGGCATCTACTGGAAGTGGTGCTCGTTGATCCCATGCATGAGACACTGAACAGGTACCTAGACCTGCCATGGTTAAAATAAAAATACCTAAGAGTTTATTCATTTATCATCCTTTATCATTCCCAGATCACCATCTTAAATCGTTCTTTGGGAATGCCAAAAAAATCACACTTCCAATCACTCTGTGCGAAAAAATCTAAATGATGCCATTTGTCTTTGTATTTAAGCAGATCGCGTCCTGCTTGCTCAAAATCTATGCTGTTAATCACGGGCTCGATTTTATCTTTAACTGCGCATATTTCTTCGTAGCTAAACCCATCGTACTCCCAATGGAGTATTTCAAAAGCATTTCCTTCACGATCAACATAGTCCATGCTAAAGTCTAAACCCCATTTAGGACGCATGGCTATTATCTTGTATATCAACGGCAGAGTCTTGGCCCAAAATTTAAGCTGCTCCAAGGCAGCTCCTGTGTATCCTTTACGCTCAAACAATAGGCTGTGATTAAGGACAGCACCTTCCTTTTTTGTTTCCTGTGTGTACCAGTTTTGTTTTAGTGCTGTACGATGTTTACGATGCTGTTGTGTGATAGCGTCATTGGTGTTGGCAAAATGCTGTTCCAGGATAGTTAGGTCGTATCCGTTCTGATCAAATAGCGCAAGGTCTTCAGGCAAGGGTATGTATAACATCTTACCTATGGGTTTATCCCAGTAACCGTTGGGATCTAGTTGATTTTTTGTCAACTTGATCATGATTCGCTCCTTACTTGACTATTGGCCCGCCAGTGATCCAAAGTTCGCAGCTACGTGACCCTGCGCATTTGAAATGTAGCAGATTACAGTAGCCCAAATCTGCTGCTTCACGAGTCTTTTCTGCTTCGTAGGCTTCTTTACCCATGCCATCATGTATGCACTTGTACATAGCATTTGTAATGTTAAATGCCGCACAGTTACCGCAGGTCATAGTCTTAGCAGTCTTTTCATCTATGTCCCATTGCTTGGCTGCATCTTTCCAGTATCCGCCCGGTTCGTCTGGATTGGCAGGACCGTAGTGATGTTTGTCTATAGCAGTTTGTCTATTCTTAACATTAACTTCTAGGTCGTAGGTAGCGATAGGACAGCCCTTGTTGGCAGCTTCTACAATGTTGATATACTTACGATACATTAGTAGATCTCCCGCCACTGTGTGCTGACTCGAACAGTGCCAGCAGTGTCACCTATATTTGTTACTGCTACTACGTATATTTCACTGTCTGTGCTGTCATAGTTTTGAACGATGTAGTTCTTTTTAGCTGAGCTCGGTAGATCACTGGGCGGAGCACCTGCTGACTTTTGACTACCTTGTGTGGTAGCTGCTAGATATCCACCATCGATCATCTCACCACCAGTAAATGCCGTAGCACCTGCGTTGTATTCTACACCACTACCATCGTTAACTGGAACCCAACTGGTACCGGTAGTTAGTTGGCTTATCCCTGTAAGTTTGATCAACTTCCATTCCATGTTTTCCTGTGTGCCAAACACATTGACACTACCCATACGCACGATCATACGATTAGCATAGGTATTGAATGCTGTCTTTAATCTAATAGCCAACACTGGCAATGTTGCGCCTGCGGCCAGTGCTCTTGACGCAGGACTGTTTACAGCCCAATCTTGTCCTGCTTCAACATAGCCTCCTTCTGATACCACAGTAGAACATATCTGATCAAAGTATGCACCTGCTGTGGTACCTGTGTTTAAGATCTCACAGCGTACAGGCAAGTTTGGTGAGCTCATATATACTGTGGTCAAGTTGTTTGAGTGAAAGAATATATGGCAAGGTATGTAGGCACCTTCATGTACAAAACCTACTGTGACAGCCCCTACTCCTAACCATTGAAACTCAATAAAGATTAGTTGTGTTTTAGTAATATCTATGCTGAATAGACTGCCACCCTGGCCGTTGCACCGATCAATATTCCAGTTGGCCTGTGTTACACGATTTTCTACAGGAGTACCAGATGTATAAGTTCTTATAACCCAACTGAGTGTTCCGTCGCCTGCTTGTTCAAAGAAGATACCGTTGTTGTCATCAAAGTATCCTGTGCGTTTGGTTACATTGGCTGTTGCGGAATAGAATACAAAACTTGAAAGTATCTGCTGGCTCTTACCTGGCATATAGTGATGATAGAACTTAGTCTGATGAACAACACGACTAGCGGAGTTGTTAGTAGTTGTCAATCTAGCGCAGGCTTTGTTTGATTGGAACGCCACTGAACCACCGTTGAATACTTTGTCGATAAAGTTAGGATCTAATCCGTACAAGTGTTTGTAGTCACCTAGAGTAAAGGGACTACTCATACGTATGCGACCAAATGCGTCTGACTGTCCTACCTTGAGTGTAGTTCTTAGAACAGGCTGACCTAGAGCATTATACTCCATGGCCTTATGCAGGTCATTTAGATTAGGTTCTCTAGGATGATTATACCCTGTGGTATTCTCTGGCTGGTCTTGAGACATCTATCAGAATCCGTTTACGATTGTTTTGTAGAACACCAGTCCAGTGAAGGTTCCTGTTCTTTCCTGTGTAGAGTTAGACCAAGACACAAAACACGATCCAGTTACCTGATTGTTTCCGCATTGTATTCTTATTGGATAATAAGCACCTTCTGTTAACTGTATCGACCCAGATGCATCTTGATTACCATGTAGGCCACCGTTGTTAACTAGAGCATTAGCAGTAGTGAAACCAGATACTGCTGTATCGCCGATCCATAGATAACTGGCGTCATCGCTATTTGTATAAAATGTATAGGTATCAGTCTTTGGCGGTACGAAGAATCCTCTCCATTCTACACTAGTAGAAACTGGAATATTTGAATCTGCGATAGATATGGCACTTGGATAACCAAATACACTCGGTGAGTTCATTATAAAAAAATTAGGATCGTCATTAAAGTATCCTGCATACTTGTCATGCCACAAACCGTCGTAGTATAACTTTCCTGATCCTGTAATCCAAGGACGACCTTGTACAAGTCCTCCTGGATTTTCATTATTCAAAATGTCATTGTTGACATATCTTGTAGGTAACTGAGAAATATCATATTCAGATCTAAGATTGCCATCTGCTGCTCGATCTGATGCTGCTAGATCAAGTTTGGCCTTTTGGCGTAGTTCTTTTGTTGATAGGGTTGAAATACCATTTGCTGACATCAGTTTCTCTCCCCGGGATATATTCTAAAACTGTTGCCACGGAGATCAGCTGCCTGTTTAGGACCATTGACTCCTCCGCCTGCGTTTGTTGTCACCGCATCTATTGAAGCATACTGTTCATTAGGTTCGTTGGCAAATGTAGGATCTACTTCTGGTTCTTGAACAAGATCGATGATCTGTTTGAAATGGTTGATGTCTGCAGGCTGACCTGCGATAGCTACATCCGCAGAAATGGCTTGTGGTTTTTCAACTTCCACGCCTGCATCAATGTTGTCTATAAGATCTAATAGATCTCTGATTATTTCTGTTGCTCTCATAGTCCACTCAACTTTTTAATATCACTAACTTCATCAGCTTGATCGATGCTGTTCATGAACTTTAAGATCGCAGGATAATCTTCCATAGTCACTGGACTGTGCTGCGATAGCTTGATAACGATTTCAGCAACATCGTGTATGTCGCGGTCGTCTTTGATATCTTCGCGAGCCAGTTCTAACAAGCGAATAAATAAAGGTACATCGATTTTAATAATATCCATAGTACAATATTTAGCGTAGAAAGGTGCAGGATGATAGATAAAAAACCCTTTACAGAACTGCTTGCAGGACTAAAAGAAAACGGAAAATATCGTGTTTTTAACGACATCGTGCGTGAGCGAGGCAAGTTTCCCACAGCATTATGGTATGGTCCTTACAATATCAAGAACATCGTAAACTGGTGCTCCAACGATTACCTTGGCATGGGTCAGCACAAAGTTGTCTTAGACGCTATGCACACAGCCTTAGATCATACAGGATCAGGTTCGGGCGGTACACGCAACATCGGCGGTACCAGCCACTATCACGTAGCTCTAGAACACGAGCTAGCACTACTACACAATAAGGCGCGAGCACTGTTGTTCAGCAGTGCATATGTGGCCAACGAATGGACTCTTATCGCACTAGCTAAGATCATTCCTAACATACAATACATCAGCGATGAGAATAATCACAACTCGATCATCGTTGGTATCAGTCACAGCAAGGCATCTAAACAGGTATTCAAGCACAATGACATGGCTGACCTAGAAGATAAACTAGTCAACGCCCAGTTAACTGGTCATGTTCCTTGTATCGTATTTGAGTCAGTTTATTCTATGGATGGTGATGTAGGCAAGATCAAAGAGATCTGCGATCTCGCAGACAAGTATCATGCCATGACCTATATTGATGAAGTACACGCGGTAGGACTCTATGGCGCCCACGGTGGCGGTAAAGTAGAAGAACTAGGATTGGAGTCTAGGATTGATATAATCAATGGTACACTAGGCAAAGCCTATGGAGTCCAAGGCGGCTATATTGCTGCCGATAGTGACGTCATCGATGCCATACGTTCAGTGGCAGCTGGATTCATCTTTACTACCAGCATGAGTCCTGTGGCCTGTGCAGGTGCCCTAGCTGCTGTGAAGTATCTCAAGGATCATAATGAGATACGAGAGAAACATCAAGAACGTGCTCGTAAACTCAAACACAGACTAAAGGTAGCAGGTATTCCTGTTATGGAATGCTCTACTACTCACATCGTTCCTGTGCTTGTAGGTGATGCTAAGAAGTGTAAGTCAATGAGTGATATGCTGTTAGCAGAACACAATATCTATGTGCAGCCAATCAACTATCCTACTGTGGACGTAGGCACAGAGCGTTTACGCTTTGCACCTACACCATTCCATAATGATTCTATGATTGAGGATCTGGTAACTGCGCTGGTTGCCGTGTTTGAGAGTCACCGGGACTAATACGATAACGATCCTCTCCGTTTTCAGTGGTTCCCACTTCAAAGATAATGCCGCTATCGCTAAGGCAAGTTAGTTGATGTGGACTCAAAGGCGCTACTTCAAAGGCACTGCCTGTCTGAAGTTCTATCTCTCTATGTTCGCCAGTCTTGGTATCAACAAAGTTTAGTTTAAATGTGCCTTCATTAATGAACCAGCTCTTTCTACGTTCGCTGTGATAGACCATGCTAGTCTTAGCGCCTGCACGTTCAAAGACTAAGAGCTTGCCGCTATACTTTTCATTGTTGCACCAAAGGATTTCAAATCCCCAACCTCTTTCTATTCTTCCTAGATCCATTATGGTCTCCGATCGATGATTTGATCTACTAGACCATAGGCCTTGGCTTCTTCTGCTGACATAAACGTATCACGATCCATGTCACGTTCAAAGTCTTGATAGGTCTTGCCCGCAGTATTGTGCTTGACATAGAGCTCAGTTAAGATAGTTTTCATCTTAGTGATCTCTTTGTATTGGATTTCGATATCGCTCTGCATACCACGAGCACCTCCCGATGGTTGGTGGATCATATGACGTGCATAGGGCAACATAAACCTTTTACCTTTGGCTCCTGCCTGTGCAAGGAAACTGCCCATTGAGCAGGCTTGACCCATTACATAGGTTGCTACGTCTGGCTTAATAAACTGCATGGTATCATAGATAGCCATACCTGCTGTGATAACACCGCCAGGACTGTTAATAAACAAACTGATGTCTTGATCAGGATTTTCACTTTCTAAGAATAGCAACTGTGCTACGATAGTATTAGCCATGTTATCTTCTACAGGACCATTCAACATGATGATCCGTTCTTTGAGCAAGCGACTGTAGATATCGTAGGCACGCTCACCCTTGCTGGTAGTTTCGATAACCATTGGAATCAAACTCATAGTCTTTCCTTTTTGTTGTAAGTTGTATTAGTATAATGTGGCAACTTGGACACGTCAACTATATTTTATCTCAAAAGGCTCTTGTTTTCAGCAATATATGAGTATATAATGAATCTTGTAGTTAAATACTCAAAAGTAGCAAATCATGACAACACTTCTATTAAATGCCGACGCTCAGCCAGTCAGCCTGCTACCACTTAGCACTGTAGATTGGCAAGAAGCGATCAGATATCTAGTCCTGGACAAGGTCCGTGTGATGAGTTGGTACGACGATTGGATCGTTCGTTCTGCTCGTTGGGAGACCCGCGTCCCTGCGGTCATGATGCTCAAAGAGTATCAGAAGACTAAAAACTATGTGCGTTTGAGTAAACGTAATGTGTTCCTGCGTGACCGTTATATCTGTCAATACTGCGGTACACAATGCCAAAGCGAAAACGCCACTTTGGACCATGTGCATCCAATCAGCCTGGGTGGTAAGACCACTTGGGATAACAGTACTACGGCCTGCAAACGCTGTAACTACGAAAAGGCTGCGCATACCAAAATGAAGCCCAAAATCAAACCCTACAAGCCAGATTACTGGGAACTTGCAGAAAAACGTAAGAAAATGGGTTACCATATCGCTCATCCAAGTTGGCGAGATTGGTTGGGCATAGAGGGTTGACAAACTGCTTCTAAGGTGCTATACTATTGTCATAGTTAACACTTTAGGAGCAACCTTGAAAGATACCCGCTATTGGTTAGTCAGCTGGGACAACCTCGGTGTTGAGTTTCTCGAGGAAATCACAGACAGCCACCCAGACAACTGGGCTAAGAAGCATCTGTTTGATTCTATCAAGTATTCTAAAAAAATCGAAGCGCCTCTAAGTTTTAATCTCAGCCACTTAGTGATGCGGGCTCAGATGAATAGTCATCGCCACTACGAGATCTATGTGTTTACCAGCACCGCAGATATCGGTCTAAATGAAATAAAGATTTGGACTGACAGCGACCCGCAAGGATTCGCAGATTGGGTCCGTGAAAACTATTCTTATCAAGTTTTTAGCAACCGTAAAACTACGAAAGACGTGATCGTATGAGAACACAACCACAGACTATCATCCAGCAACTAGAAGCAGACAACTCACGACTGGCCAAAGAAGCTATCCTAGCCAAGGCCATGCAAGAAGGACTCGATGAGTTCTTCGAAGGTCTGCGTATGTGCTTGGACAAACTACATACATTTGGCATCAAGCAGGTGCCCGTAAAAGAGGAAGACGATGGACAGGGACTATCTTGGACTAACTTTATTGAGCTTGCGGACAGTCTATATCGCCGTAGGCTTACTGGGCATGCCGCTAGGGATGCTGTTAATCTGGCTATGTCAGTAGCTACCAAAGAGCAATGGAACGATTGGTATCGACGTATCCTTATCAAAGACCTGCGCTGTGGTGTTTCAGAAAAGACGGTAAACTCCGTGGCCAAGGACACGGGGTTGACTCAATACCGTGTGCCTGTGTTTGAGTGCATGTTGGCACACGACGGAGCCAATCACGAAAGCAAGATCACAGGCAAGAAGATCCTGCAACGCAAACTAGATGGTGTGCGCTGTCTTACTGTAGTAGACTTTGAAAGCCGTACTGTTACCATGTACACACGCAACGGTAAAGAGTTGGCTAACTTTCCGCATATCGTTAAGGCCTTTGAAGATAACCTAGACAACTTTGGACGTAGTTTTGTCTTTGACGGTGAAGTCATGAGCGAAACATTCCAGGATTTGATGAAGCAAGTGCATCGCAAGGACAATGTGCAGAGCGGTGATGCTGTGCTACATCTCTTTGACATCGTGCCTTTGGTAGAGTTCAAGCAGGGTCAGAGCTCCATGGGTCAGCGACGCCGTGTTAACTTCCTCAAGGGCTTTGAAAACATCTTTGCTGACGCAGGCTGTATCACTATCGTTCCACAGATCGAAGTGGATCTAGATCAGTTCGTAGGCAAGATCGAGTTCCAGGACTTTAACAAACAGA